CCCTTTGTCGCATATTATCATCAACCAAGCAACATTCGAGGGACAGATAGTTCGCATGAACGTGAGCATCGTTTGTATGGATTTAGTAGATGAGACCAAAGAGAACCCACGCTTGCAGGCAGAGCCGTTCTATGGCGTTAGCAACGAGCAGAATATCTTGAACACGCAGCTCGCAGTAATCAACGATGTCATCACAGAACTACGCAGGGGTACTCTGTACACCGACCTTTATCAGTTGGATGGTACTGCCTCTTGCGTTCCCTTTAGTGAGAGGTTTGAGAACCTGCTTGCAGGGTGGACTGCTACGTTTGACGTGCTGCTTGCAAACACCGAGATAAGCATCTGCTAAAATGGCACGGGAGGATTTGCTTGCTTCGGTGCTTGTTAAGTTTGGCAAATATGTCATTCAACAGGCGAGGACTAATCTCTCTCGCAAGAAGCAAAACGTATCGGGCAATCTATACAAGTCTCTAAAGTATAATATCTACTATTCAAATAATAAGTTCTCCCTTACGTTCTCAATGGATGAGTATGGTGAGTACCAAGACAAGGGAGTAAGGGGCGCAAAGAGCACCTATTCAAGCGCAGGGGGGTCTCCCTACAAGTACACCAACAAGATGCCACCCGTAAGTGCGTTTAGTCAATGGGCTATCAAGAAGGGATTGGATGGCGTACGAAATAAGAAGGGGCAGTTTGTAAAACGCAAGAGCCTTCAGTTTGCATTAGCACGGAGCATCTACGAGAAAGGAATTCCTGCAACTAAGTTCTTCAGCACCCCTTTTAATATAGCGTTCAAAAATCTACCTACTGAATTAGTAGAGGCGTTCAAACTAACAGAACAAGACTTCAAAGCATTTACCACAAAATGAGTACACCTACTGCATCTACACCAAGCAGCCTTTCTATGGGGCGCAGCCCTTTATTTGTCACGGGCAAGAACAACGCCCTCGCTGCTGACCAACTTGATTCAATGACGCTTCAGTTGAAGATTTACAATGGTCTGAAGGCAACCGCTCCTGCTACTGCTAACTACTCTTTGAGCAAGAATTATTCTATCAACGAGGTCATCAACTTTGAGGTGAGCGACCTTGTACGCTCGGAGTTCTACCACGACTTCAGCGTATGGAACGACATAGGCTACACGCAGAGTCCGCAGGCTGAGGCGTTGTGGGTTTTGCCTCTTGGTGATTGGGTTTACTCTAACAACGGAGCAGCACCTGAATCTGCGGTATGGTCAACAGGTACCTCTTTGGCATTCCTTTGTACTGATGGATGGGCTACTCGTGACAACATTGCCCCTGTTGCGGTATCACAAGTGGTGCTTGCAACGAGCAGAGACAGGCAGGTGCTTGTAGGGAACTATGAATCCCTTGCGATTAACAATAGCAGCACAAATGCCCTTGCCAAAATTGTCATTACTTGGCAGAGTGGTGATTCTGATGATTTTCAAATAAGTGCCATAAGCACCGCACCACCTGACAGAACAACAAACAATAGTCAAAACCTTGTAATCTACGCAGGCGTTGGTCCTGCAAACCTTGAGAACAATTCTTTTTTAGATAATGCTATAAAGCCAAGCAGTCAGCCCGATGGTGGCGTAGGGCAATACTACGATGTGATTCTAAAGAACGCAGGCAATACCACCCTTGCAACGGTGAGGTACTATGTTCAATGTGAGGTAAAGTATACGCCTGTGCAGGTGGCGTTCATCAACCGCTTTGGCGTTGCTGACTTCATCACGTTCTTCAAGCGCAGCGATGAGAGCGGAACTTTCACGCAGGACTCCTACCAAAAGAGCATCTACAACGATGGCTTCACCACCCCTTCATTAGAGGTAGGCAAGTACCAATCATACAACGTCAACTCTCGCAACACACTAACTCTAAACACGGGGTTCGTTGACCAAGACTACGATGAAACTATTGAGGACATTCTGATGAGTGAATACGTTGCGGTTTATACCAATAGTAATTGGGTGAGTGTTGTTCCTCAGCGTGGAACTATGGAGTACCAAAAGCAAGTAAACACAAAACTTATCAATTACACAATGTCCTTTGACTTCGGATTTGATGAGCGCAGTTTGGTACGATGAACAAGGTAGATATTTACGTCAACGACTTTCGGCTTGACCTGTTTGATGATGAGGAGATAAGCATCAACCTGTCGGTGCAGAACGTGCAGGACATCAGCAAGGTGTTCACGGACTTCACGCAGGGATTCACCATTCCTGCAAGCCCACGCAACAACGAGATACTTCAGCACTACTACAATGCCAATATCACAAGTTCCGTTATCACTACCGAGACCGCAGGTAATCCCGTTTGGAATGCCATCGGCATCACTTGGAATACTTTTAACACGGTTTGGAATGCAGGTGCTACAACCACGAGCGTAGCCAATACGTTTGATGGTAGGCTAAGGCAACCCGCACAGATTGAAATAAACTCTATCCCATTCCGCTCAGGCGTTATTGAGGTTGAGGGTGTGCAGCTAAAAGGCACCGAGCCTTATGCGTACACGATTACGTTCTATGGGGATTTGGTAACGCTTTCTGACTTGTTTGGCGAGGACTATTTGTATGACCTTAACTTCAGCGCATACAACCACCAATACTCCGATACTGCGGTATTTGATAGACTAACTACCGACACCTACGCTCCGTTGTTTTATCCGCTTTGCAGCCCTGTAAAGAATTGGTTTTATGATTCAGACAATAGCAATCACAATGATAGCAACATCAGCTTCCACAATGCTAACGAACAACACGGCATCCACTACTACGAGCTAAAGCCTGCACTAAAGGTGACGGCTATCCTTGATGCGATGGAAGCAAAATACGGCATCACGTTTACAGGAGCGTTCTTGGCTGCTACTCCGTTTGTTGATTTGTCGTTATGGCTGCACAGGTTTGAAGGCTATCTATTTGATGGGGGCAATGACATTGCGTATCAGTTAATAAATATGAATCGCAATACAGGTAGCGGTTCGCAGTTCAATTTGACTACCGACACTTGGACAGTTGTAGATAGCAAGCAATATGACTTGCAGATTACAATGCAAAATGTAAGCAAGGATTACGAGCTTGCGATTTTTCGTAATGGAGTACTTGATTTTACGGCATTGGTTAATGCACACCCTGCGTCTTCAGTAACTACAAATATGGCTGCCTTGTCGTTTACCGCAGGTGATACCGTTCAGTTGTTTATACGTTCGCAGACACGAGAATCAATGACCTACCAATGCACGGACTATTCGGGCATTGATAGCGATACGGCTTCTGTTAGTTTCTCGGTAGACCAAACTGCATCGGTAAGCTACACCTTCAGCCTTGTTGTTTCAGACATAATGCCTGAAATAAAGGTCAAGGACTTCTTGGCGGGGATTCTCAAGATGTACAATATGGTGATTGTGCCAACTACATCCACGAGCTTCTTGCTTCAGCCGTTAGATGATTGGTACGCATCAGGAGCAACAAACGATTTGCAAGACTACATTGACATCACCGAGTATGATGTAAACCGCCCTGAGCTATACCGAGAGATTGAGTTTAAGTATCAAGAGACAGAGCAGATACTCGGCTTTCAATATGAGCGGTTGTATGGCGAAGGCTTTGGCAACCTGCGCACCTTCTTTACATTTGATGGCGAGCAGTTCCTTGTTGAGGTGCCGTTTGAATGCCCTTTATTTGAAAGGCTGACTGATGAAAATACAAGCACCCTCACCAACGTACTCGTGTACAAGAGCATCACAAACGATGCAAACGAAGATGGTACGTTCAATCCATACTTGGGTGCGCCTATCTTATTCTACGGCTACTTTGATGACTACAACCTAACTGCAAACTCCGTTGCATTTGTAAACGCTGATAACAACACAAGCGAAGAGATAACCGTTGCTTGGTATGCAAATGCCTCCAACCGCTACGATAGTGCAGGCGCATCGCACTCTATTTGCTTTGGCGTTGAAAACGACCCCTATCATTTACAGACCGTAAACCAAAGCCTATACAATACGGAGTGGGTAGATTACGTCACCGACCTATACAACCGCACCCGTAGGATTTACGCGGTTGAAGCGGTCTTGCCATTAGGTAAGATGGCAACGCTTGAGATGAACGACACGATTATTTGGAACAACAACAAGTACGTCATCAACAACGTGCAGTTAAACCTAACCACAGGCCGAGCAACATTTGAACTCCTCAACGTAGTATGAAGACAGGATATTTAAGTTATTTGATAGAACTATTGCAGTTAGAGGAATGGCGCAAGGAGTCAGAGGCAATTGATATTGCCAAAGGCAAGTACGCAATTCCCAAGACTTGGGATGAGTTCTTAAAACGCAGATAATGGCAGTAGTAGAAACGATACGCATTGATGGTGACTCCTCGCAGTTTGACGCTGCCGTTAAGGATTTAATCTCAGGCATCAACCAACTAAATAAGTCTATTGACAAAATTGGCCCCGAAGCCAAGCGGTCTTTTGGGCAGGCTGAAACTGCCGTCAAGGGCGTAAAAGAAGAAGTTAAAGAAACGGGCAAGAGTGTTAAAGATTTAATTAAAAACATCACCGCTCTTGGCGTTATCACAAAACTAACTGATGCAGCAAGTGAAGCATTCACGGGCAATCAGAAAGTAGTTGACACGCTAAACACGGGATTGTTCTCCGCACAAATCTTAGTCAGCAATCTGATTGATTATTTTTCAGGTGGCGGTGGAAGTTTAGCGGATGCCTTTAGGGGTGTTACCTCCCAAGCAAAAGAATTGGTAGACCTGCAAAATCAATCTAAACTTGCAGAAGTTGAGCGCATCAGGTTACAATTTGAATATCAAACCCTCGCAGAGAAAGCTCGGCAGCTCCGCGATGATGAATTGTCAAGTATTGATGAGCGCATCAGCAAGAATGATTTGCTTAATGATATTCTTATAGAACAATTATCCGAAGAGGGCAAAATGGTTCAAACAAAAATTGCAGCAGCTCAGGCTGAGGTCAATCGTTTGGATAACATTGAAAACCAAGTTGCGCTTGCACAAGCATTGACGGAGGAGTTTGATATTCAAGAGCGCATCCTTAGTCAGACATCAGAATACCTGTCTAACCAACGTGGCCTTGAGCGTGAGCGTTTAGAATTGCAAAAACAAATCAACGAGCGCAAAGCCATTGAAGCAGAAACGGGTGTTAAGCAGTTTGAGGATGAGCGGGCGCAAGATATGGTCATTTATGGATTCAAAGTAAGAACTGAAAAAGAGCTTGCTGAAATAGAGTATGAGAGATACTACAATGGCTATCAGGTACGCAAAGATTTTCTGATTCAGCAAATTCAAGCTGCTCAAGATGCAGGTCTAACCGAGAACGCCCAATACCAAACTCTACTTGATGAGAAATATCAATTAGATGTTGAGTATTTTGAAAGGACACGAGATTTAGCCAATCAACGCAGAGAGTTTAATTTGCAATCATTAAGCGATGCGGTAAAAACAACGGGTCAAGCGATTGATGCAATATCTGCTTTCTATGAGGCAAGGTATGCTAACGATGAGAAGAACGCAGAGAAAGCGTTTAACATACAAAAGAAACTATCTATCGCTCAAGCCGTAGTACAGGGGGTAGAGAGTGTGGTGAATGCTTATGCAACGGCTCAAAAATCACCGCTCACAAGCGTGTTCCCTGCTTACCCAATAGTGGCGGCAGGCGCAGCCGCTGCATTCTCAGCAAGTCAAGTGGCACTAATAAGCAATCAGCAGTTCCAATCTGCATCGGCAGGCGGTTCTTCAAGCTACGATTCAGGCGCAGCAGTACCATCACAACCTGCTAATTTTAACATCGTATCAAGAAGCGGTAACAACATCTTAATGGAAAGCATCGCCTCACAATTTGACAAGCCTATGAAGGCGTATGTTGTAAGTGGCGAGGTTATTTCAGGAACGCAACTTGACCGCAGGCGCATCCGCACCGCAACCTTTGGATAATATGAAACTGATAGAACTAATACTTGATGAAACAATGCTGCTCACAGGCATTGATGCAATCTCCCTTGTAGAACATCCTGCTATTGAGGAGGACTTCATTGCGCTGAACTCACAACGCGTGGAGTTCGCCACGCAGAGCGATGAAAAGCGAATCCTTATGGGAGCAGCACTCGTACCCAACAAACCCATCTACCGAGCCGAAGGGCAAGAGGAGTTCTATGTGTACTTCAGCGAAGCCACCATCCGCAAAGCGAGTGAGATGTTCTTCCAAAAGAGCAAGCAGAACAACGCTACGCTTGAACACGAAGTAGGCATCAACGGCCTCACGGTTGTAGAGTCTTGGATTATTGAAGATGACGTACAAGACAAGAGCAAAAAGTACGGCTTTGATTTGCCTGTTGGAACGTGGATGGTTAGTATGAAAGTCAACAACCCTGATATTTGGACAAACTTTGTCAAGACAGGCAAGGTCAAAGGATTCTCTATTGAGGGGTACTTCGTGGACAAACTAAACCTTGCCAAGCAAGAGATGGCGCATCTTGAGGAGCAGGAAGCAGCGTTGATGCTTGCACAGATTGTTGCTATCATCAAAAGAGATGGCCGCAAGAAGTCGGGAACACGCACTGAGATGGAATCGTTTACTGACTATCCCGATGCGGTACGCAACAACGCCAAGCGTGGTATTGAACTAAACGAGAAGAACGGCAATAAGTGTGCAACGCCTGTCGGTAAGGTAAGGGCGCAGCAGCTCGCACAAGGCAAGCCTGTGAGTGTAGAGACCATCACACGGATGTACTCGTACCTATCAAGAGCCGAAGAATACTACGATGAGAACGACACGCAAGCCTGCGGCACAATATCGTTCCTGCTATGGGGCGGTCTTGCAGGTAAGCGTTGGGCAGAATCCAAACTAAAAGAACTTAACAATGTATAGACCACAAAAACTCCCTGTTGCTTCCCCACGAGGCGGAAGGCGTGGGTGCTTATGCCCCGACAACACCTACAAGTCCGAATGCTGCGACGGCTCTCTTGCTGCGCAGGGTATCGGCTCCCTTGTCGGGCAGGGAACCGTAGTTATCAATCCTTAAAAATGTTACAAATAATCAAAACCCCTTTAATTAGTTAGATATGAAAGCAAACAATATCCTAAACCGCATCCTTGCCGAGCTATCCTCCATCCGTGAGGTTAAGTTTGAGCAAATGACACTTGAGAACGGAGCCGTTCTTGAGGCAGAATCATTTGAAGCAGGTAACGAAGTATTTGTCATTAGTGGCGAAGACCGAGTTGCTGCTCCTGTTGGCGAACACCTCCTCGAAGATGGTCGTGTACTCGTCATCACCGAAGAAGGCGTTATCGCTGAAATCAAAGAAGCTGCTGCCGAAGCAGAGGTAGAAGTTGAGGTTGAGGCCGAAGCAGTTACTGAACTCGCTGAGGAAGTAGAAGAAGCCCCTGCGGTAGTTGCAATCATTGAGAAGGTTCTCGAAGAGATTGCAATGATGCGCGAGGAGATGAAAGGAATGCGTGAGGAGATGGGCGGTTACGCCAAGAAGGAGGAGATGGCTGCGGTTAAAGCAGAACTATCTGCCGCACCTGCTGCGAAAGCCATCAAGCACAACCCCGAAACAAAGCAAGTTCAAAAGATGAGTTCTAACCGCCCCGAAAGAGCGATTGACCGAGTCCTTGCACGAATCAACAAATAACAAATAAACAATGGCTACAACCACTTCAATCACCACTTCGTACGCAGGTCAATTTGCCTCGAAGTACATCTCTGCTGCTCTTTTGAGCGCAAACACGCTTGACAAAGGACTCATTGAGATTCTTCCAAACGTAAACTACAAAACCACCTTGCAGAAGGTGAACACCAACGACATCGTAAAAGATGGTACTTGTGATTTCGATGCAACTTCTACCTTGACTTTGACCGACCGCGTTCTTGCCGTTGAGCCTTTTCAAGTAAACTTGCAGCTTTGCAAAAAAGACTACTACTCATCTTGGATTGGTGGTCAGATGGGATTCTCTGCTTACGATAGCATCCCTGCTTCTTTTGCTGACTTCCTTATCGCTCACGTTGCTGCAAAGACTTCACAGAAGATTGAGCAGAACATTTGGAACGGAAACGCTGCAAGTGCAGGTGAGTTTAGCGGATTCCTTTCTTTGATGACTGCTGACTCTGATGTTATTGACGTAACCGCTACCACCGTTACTGCTGCAAACGTAATCACAGAGCTTGGTAAAGTTGTAGACGCTATTCCTTCTGCCCTTTACGGCAAGGAGGACTTGACTATCTACGTTCCACAAAACGTAGCAAAGGCTTATGTCCGCGCTCTTGGTGGATTCGGAACTTCAGGTCTTGGTGCAAATGGTGTTGACAATAAAGGCACAATGTGGTACGGACAGGGCGATATGTTCTTTGACGGCATCCGCATCGGAATGTGTAACGGTCTTCCTTCAAACAAGATGGTTGCAGGTCAAACAAGCAACTTGTTCTTCGGAACAGGGCTTCTTGATGAGCGCAACGAAGTTCGTGTCCTTGATATGGCTGACCTTGACGGCTCAGACAACATCCGTGTAATCCTTCGCTTCTTCGCAGGAGTTCAGTACGGCATCGGAGCAGACGTAGTTCTTTACTCTTAATCCGTATAATGATTAACCAAGAGGGGGCTCGGGCTATGCCCTTGCCCTCTTTTTTAATTCCAATAAACAATGGCGTGTGATTTAACAAAAGGCAGGGCAGTACCCTGTAAAGACGTAACAGGTGGTATCCGTGCGGTGTACTTCGTAGATTATGGTGACTTGGGTACTATTACCCTCACCAACGATGAGGTAACCAACATTAGTGGTACATTCTCTGCTTACCAATATCTTGTAAAAGGCAATAGCTCTTTTGAGCAAACCTTCAACTCAAGTCGTGATAATGGCACAACCTTCTTCACGCAGACTTTGAATTTGACGTTGACCAAACTCACAAAGGAGGACAACAAAGAATTGAAGCTGCTTGCTTATGGCCGCCCTTACGTTATCGTACAAGACTACAACGGCAACGCATTCCTTATGGGCATGGTGAATGGTGCTGAAGTAACGGGTGGAACGATTGTAACAGGAGCTGCAATGGGTGACCTATCGGGTTACACTTTGACAATGGAGGGACAGGAGGCAATGCCTGCCAACTTCATCGCAGGTGCTACTACTGCCAATCCATTCGCAGGACTTGCAGGTGCAACTGACACGATTGTCGTAGGTTCAAACTCTTAAATTAATTAGGGGGGCGCAAGCCCCCTTATATTTACACGATGAGTACACTCAACAATATATTCGCGAAGTTTTCGGCTCAAGAGCCGATGCGTGTGGAGTTAGGAGTTCAAGAGGATTTACAAAGTTTTATTAACTTGTTAGACCAAAAGTCGTCATATTTAAATCAATTAGCCACTGACGCTAATCAAAAAATAAACGAGTTTAATGCGCTTGCTAAAGAATTGAACAGAATTGCTTCTTTTAGCGGAGGATTTTACTCTGAAACCTTAAAAACAGTTCGTGATTCAGAGGCATACTTAAAAAATCTTTTAACTAAACTAAAAGAACTTAATATGTCTTTTAATGATTTTCCAAAAGCCTCAGTATTAGATAAAAAATTAGATGATATGGGAAAGGTGCTTGACGGCTTTACGGCAATTAAAAACATCAACGCACAAACTATTGATAAAAAAGTTTAATATAATGAGCAAGCAAATTTTTTCTAAAATAGCCAAGATTGGCGAGGAGGTACGTTCGGCAGAAGCTATTAAGGTTGAACTTGGTGCAATGGAGGACTTGCCAAAAATGCTAAAACTTCTTCAAGAAGGGCAAAAGGTAGAGTCTCGTGCTGCTGCTGCTGAAACCAAGTATAGTAACGCAGTAAATGATGCGCTTGCAGTTCGCTCAAAACTTGAAACTGAATTGCAGAATCTAAAGCAATACCAAAAGACAGTTGATGCTACTATTGCAAAAGTTGACTCAATGGCAAAAGACTTGGGTGTAGACCCTATGAAAGTATTACCAAGTTACAAGGAGGTTGTGGCCAATAATTACCTGCGGGTAAACATTGAGAACGTAACTGAAACCTTGCGTATTTTGCCAAAAGGTAAAGTGTAGATACAAACTTGATATAATAGTTAAGGGGGCGTAAGCCCCTTTTCTATTTTCAAACAAATCGAAACTAAAAGGTTATTTATTTAAGATGCACATCCTTCAAGTATCAGCCTCGCCACAAGCCATTGTAATCATACCGCGTGAGTTCCCTGCGAGTGTTACGATTGCGCTGATTGATGAATCAACAAACACCACCGCAACACCTGCGGTTACTGCTGCCTCTGCTAATGGTTTTATGACCCTTACAGGCACGTTCGTACTTGTCAATAATAGATTCTATGGCTTGAAGGTATTCGCATCGGGAAATCTAATATACAGAGACAGGGTATTCGTAACTTCGCAAACAGACTACGAGAAATTTACGGTGAACCAAAACGTCTACACCGAAGAAACAAGCTATGACAATGAGTACATCATCATCTAAAGTCCACGTCGTGAACTTCAGTTCCTACACCACACCTGTCATTAAAGAGGTGCAAGGGAAGGACTATGTAGAATACGGAGACAATAACGACTATTTCGGGTATCTAATTGACCGCTACAACGGCTCACCTACCAATAACGCCATCCTCAACTCGTTGATGGATATGACCTTTGGTAAGGGCTTGGATGCAACGGACTCTGCCAAGAAGCCGAGCGAGTACGCAGCGATGCGTGGTTTGTTCACGAAAGCCTGCTTGCAGAAGGTTGTTGCCGATTACGTTATGATGGGTCAATGCAGTATGCAGGTAGTTTACTCGCAAGACCACAATACCATCGTAGAGGTGCAGCACATCCCCGTAGAGACGCTGAGAGCTGCAAGGTGCAACGAAGATGGTGAGATTGAAGCGTACTACTACGCAAAGGATTGGACAGACGTAAAAGGCAGAAAAGAGACTGCGGTACGCATCCCTGCGTTTGGCACAAGCCGTGAGGGATTAGAGATTCTGTACATCAAGCCATACCGAGCAGGATTCTACTACTACTCCCCCGTTGACTATCAAGGTGGCCTGCCCTATGCAGAACTTGAGGAGGAGATTGCCAACTACCACATCAACAACATTCAGAACGGCCTCTCGCCTTCGATGCTGATTAACTTCAACAACGGAGTACCGAGTGAGGAGGAGCGCAGGAGCATCGAGCAGCAGATTGCAACAAAGTTCAGCGGCAGTTCAAACTCGGGTAAGTTTATCCTTGCGTTCAATGACAATAAAGACCTTGCGGCAACTGTTGACCCTGTGCAGTTATCGGATGCTGCGGAGCAGTACCAATTCTTGAGTGCTGAAGCCACGCAGAAAATAATGGTGTCGCATCGTATTGTAAGCCCTATGCTTTTAGGCATCAAAGACAATTCGGGACTTGGCAACAACGCAGAGGAGTTGAAGACCGCATCTACGCTTTTGGATAACCTTGTAATCCGACCCAAGCAGGAAATCATTATTGACGGCATAGACCAAATCTTGTCATACAACGACATCAGCCTAAACCTATACTTCAAGACCCTTCAGCCTTTGGAGTTCACGGAAGACGTAGTAACGCCTATGGATATGGAGACCCGTGAGGAGGAGACAGGCGTTAAATTGTCAAGCCAAGAACCGAGCGATGAGATGTTTGAGGAGGCGTTTGCTGCTTTAGAAGAAGTAGGTGAGGTCGTGAATATGGATGAATGGGAGCTTGTAGATGAACGACCCGTTGACTACGATGCGGAGCAGGCTTTAAGCAAGTATGCTTTTGCATCAACAGGTAGCGCATTCCCTAACGCCAAGAGCAGCCAAGACGGAGTAACGGCAGAAGGCAAGAGGTACAAGGTTCGTTATGCTTACGCTCCCGAATCCGCAGCACTTCAGAAATCTAATAGCCGCGAGTTCTGCAAGAAAATGATAGCCGCAGGCAAGGTCTACCGCAAGGAGGATGTGCTTCGTATGGGAGGGCAATCTGTTAACGCAGGCTTTGGTCCTGAAGGAGCAGCAACCTATTCAATATGGTTATACAAGGGCGGTGCAAGGTGCCATCACTTTTGGATGCGCAAGACCTACTTGGCAAAAGGCGAAGGCGTAACTCCCGATGTAGGCAACCCCAACGCAGAGGTGAGTGTAAACAAGGCAAAGAAGGAGGGCGTGGTACTTGAGACC